GTAATGTTGTAATTACTGGTAACCTAACAGTTAATGGTTCATCTGTAACAAACAGTTCAACAAACACAACAATTGAAGATGCATTAATAGAACTTGGTTCTGGTAATACTGGTTCAAACAGTAATGACTTAGGTCTTATACTTGAAAGAGGTTCAACAGGTAACAATGCATTTATGGGTTGGGACGAGAGTGCAGATAAGTTTGTTATGGGAACAACTACTGCAACAGGTTCTTCAACAGGTGGTTTATCAGTAACTACTGGAACATTAGTTGCAAACATAGAAGGTAATGTTACAGGCAATGTCTCTGGAAGTGCAGCTACAGTTACAGGTGGAGCTCAATCTGCAATTACAAGTGTTGGAACATTGAGTTCACTTGCAGTTAGTGGTAACCAAACAGTAGGTGGAACACTAGGAGTTACAGGAGCTGCAACAACAAGTTATACAACAATAGGTGCTAGTGCAAAGGCATTCAGAAATACATTTATACATTCTTCTGCACCTAGTGGTTCAGATGGAGCAGTAGGTGATATCTGGATAACATACTCATAGTAACCATATATAATGAATGAGGAAATTGATTAATGAGTTCAAAAGTAAAAACCCCAGCTGGGTGGAATGAAACCAATGGATGGAGAGTTAAAACTCCAGCTGGCTGGAAGAAAGTAGTTGATGTAAAAAGAAAGACTCCAACTGGATGGGAATTCCAGACTGGAACTATACAGGTGCAACAACCTTTTACACAGACATTTCAACAACCATTTCAACAACCTTTTCAACAAGGGTATCAACAACCCTATGAACAAACTATTAGTAGACCTACAACTTATGAGGTAACTATACCTAGACCTACTACTTTTCAAACTCCAAGACCTGCTAACTTTGAACAAACTATTCCAAGACCTACTTCTTATGAAGTAACTATTCCAAGACCAACACAGGTACAGAATAGTAGACCAGCAAATTATCAGACTCCTAGACCAGCAAATTTTGAGGTGACTATAGGTAGACCAACTTCTTACGAAGTGACTATACCTAGACCCACTTCTTACGAGGTAACTATTCCTAGACCAACACAGGTACAGAATAGTAGACCATCAAGTTATGAGGTGACTATACCAAGACCTACAAGTTATGAGGTAACTATACCAAGACCTACTTCTTACGAACAAACAATACCTAGGCCTACAACTTATCAGATTCAGAATCATAGACCACAACAGTATAACTATCAGATTCAGAATCATAGACCTGCTCAGTATAATTATCAAATACAGAATCATAGACCTGCTCAGTATAATTATCAAATACAGAATCATAGACCACAACAGTATAACTATCAGATTCAGAATCATAGACCAGCTAATTATCAAACACAGGCTCATGGTTTTAGACCAGTTAATAACCAACAAACATACCAAGTGAATTTTCATATTGCGGCAAACCCTAAGTTTGGTGCTGGTGCATCAAACCAACAGTTTCCTAATGCTCAGATGATTTGGAGTGGAACAGCTTCACCACTTTTCCAACCAACAGGCCCATGGTCTCCAAATCAGATAAATACTCAGCAACCTTATAATTATCAACAACAGAATAGTAGACCTACTAATTACCAGTCTCAAGGTCATGCAACTAGACCACAAAATTATCAGACTCAAGGTCATGCAACTAGACCACAAAATTATCAGACTACTGGTCATGCAACTAGACCACAGAATTACCAAACTCAAGGACATTCTACTAGACCACAAAATTACCAAACTCAAGGTAATAGACCAGCAAGTTATGAGGTGACTATACCAAGACCTTCTAGTTACGAACAAACTATTAACAGACCTGCTAACTATGAACAAACAATACCTAGACCTACTAACTATCAAACTAGTAGACCTGCTAACTATGAGCAAACTATTAACAGACCTGCTAACTTTGAACAAACTATTAACAGACCTGCTAACTATGAACAAACAATACCTAGACCTACTCAGTTACAAAATAGTAGACCTACTAACTATCAAACTAGTAGACCAAGTACATTTGAACAAACTATTAATAGACCTTCAACCTTTGAACAAACTATTCCTAGACCAACTCAGTTGCAAAACAATAGACCTGCTAACTTTGAACAGACTATCAGTAGACCTGCCAACTATGAAGTGACATTGACTAGACCAGCAAATAGACCATCGACTAGACCTTCTACTAGACCAAGTACAAGACCATCGACTCGACCAGTATCTACTTGGGATGGTGACTTGAATAAACCTTGGCCTTAAACCTTACTATATACTAGTACAGTTTATATTATGGAGTTATTATGTTATTAATTTATGACCACGACAATGTTTTACACATTACCAATGAAAGAGGACTTCGTTGGAATTATGACAAAGCAGACAAACCACAATTTTCATTTGACTACGATTTTTTATTCTATATAGAACAAGATGAGTTATTTGAAATAGAATTAGGTGAAGAAACTTCTGTAATAACAGATGAACAAAAATCTGAAATTCTAGAATATTTAAACCTTTTAGAACCACCTCTAAGTTTAACACTTGCTAATCAGTATATAAAAGATTTAAGAAATGAAACAATTGATAAAATCAATTATGTTCATGAGGAATTTACAAGAGGTATATGTGGATTTGAGGATGTAACTGCTCTAGTTATTGCTGGTAGAGAAGGTTCTCAAGACCCTAGACGACAAGTTGCAAGAAGAATTATGGAGTGGTGTGACTTTGCACATGGTTTATGTGAAAGACTAGTTGAAGAATTAACACAAACTTTAGATGAAGATTGCAAAGACTTTAGTTATTATTTAAATAATCTTGCAGAAATTCCTAGAGTAGGACATTTCATGGATGACTCACCGATTGATGAAAGATTTAATACCGATACATTAGATGTTAATGGTGGTGAGGATAAATTGGGTGAAGACAAAAAAGCAGTCTAAACTAGTTAATGGTTTACAAGAAGATAACTATGATGAATATCTGGATAACTATGCATGGTTAGAACATCCTCTTAACATTGAATACCTAGATAGACCCAAACCAATAAAATCTCTTCCTTTTCAACAAGTATGGGTAATTGATAATTATCTATCACCAGCCATATGGAGTTCATGGAGACAATGGAGAGATGCACAAATAAACTGGGGACGACAAAATAAAGTCTTTAGAGATGGAGAATTCCAACATCTCTATTGGGGTGAAGCTGTATACATTAATATTGCAGAAACAGGTGGAAGTGGAACTTGTTTAAAAAATGCATATGGTAGTGGTAAGATGGTTAGTTATGCATTACGCAATTTTAATAATCGTAGATTCCTAACATCTAGTTGGAAAAAGAATGTTCAAGCAAGAAATCACGAAGGATATAGGGATGTTCATACTGATTGGTTTATCCATAAATTAAGACAAGATTTTAGATTTAATTGGGAATACTTTCAATATTGTGGATGGAATGGACAAACCATAGGTCAAGATGGTACAGTGCATGAAGATACACACTTAAATGAATCTGCTCTTGATAATTTATCATTTCTATATTACGACCAAGAAAAGTGGGAAGAAGACTGGGGTGGTGATTTAATTTTTTACAATAGAGAATATCATGACCATAATATAACAGGTATTCCAGAAGATGAAGAAAAATATGAAGTAGGTAGAGTGCAATATAGACCTAATCGTTTGGTAGTAATGAATGGTGCAGTAACACATAGACATCCAGCTCCATCAGCAGAATATACAAAGGAAAATGGATTTCCTTTTCGAACAAGTATGGTAGTTCGTGGAGACCGATGTAGTCTTTTTGAGTAACCATAAGTATTAGTATGAAAACAAAAACAATTTTAATTATGGGACTGCCTGGCAGTGGAAAAACTTACATCTCAAAATGTCTACTTGAACATTTAGATGCTGACCATTTCAATGCAGATGCAGTCCGAGCCCAACACAATGATTGGGATTTCTCAGAGGAAGGTAGAATGAGACAAGTACATAGGATGAAAGACCTATGTAGAGAATCCGAAAAACCATATGCAATTATGGATTTCGTATGTCCATTTACTCAAGGTCGACAAATTTTAAATCCAGATTATATAATCTTTATGGATACAATTGATAAAGGTAGATATGCAGATACTAATAAAGCATTTCAAAGACCTTTAAAAAATGAAATAGATTATCTGGTAGAAGACCAGAATGGTGAACTTCATTCAGAAGTTATTGCAAGAGAAATACTTGCAGACAATAAAAGGTTTGATGAAAATAAACCTACTACACAAATGTTAGGTAGATTTCAACCTTTTCATGATGGTCATCATGCACTATTTAAAAGATGTTTTGATAAAACAGGACAAGTAGTAATTATGGTTCGTGCAATGGAAAACACTGCAAAGAATCCATTTGATTTCAAGACAGTAAAACAAAACATTAAAATGTTTTTACTAGGAGAAGGATACGAAGAAAATGTACACTATATTATACAGAAAGTACCGAACATTGTCAACATAACATATGGAAGAGATGTGGGGTACAAGATAGAAGAGGAGTCTTTTGATAAAGAGACAGAATCAATCTCCGCAACAGAGATTAGGAGACAACTTGGATACTCACAGTAAGTCAATTGCAAAAGCATTTTCATGGAGAATTATTGCAACAGTTACTACTGGATTAATTAGTTATTTTCTTACAGGTTCAGTTGAGGTTGCAGCTGGTATCATGACTTTTGACTTCTTTTTAAAATTATTATTATATTATTTACACGAGCGAATATGGACGAATGCCCAATAAAAGAACAAGAAATACTATTTGAATGTGTTCAAGACACAGAAAATAGTTTGTTTGAACCCATCCCAGCAAAGAAAGTTAGACCAGAGTGGTTTAAGAAATTACCTTTGTATATAGATAATTATGATGAAACATCTGAAACCATAAAAAAATGTCCAGCTATGCAAGACTGGATGAACATGGGTTATCTAATTAGAAATAGACATACTGTTATTGTTGCATTAAGTAAAGGTGATAAAGAAAATGAACCGATATCAATTGCACTTGCACTAAAAGATGATATTCCAAAAGATAAATTTGAAAAACTTAGAGAACTGGTTAAGGAGTTCAATAAGACTGGTAGTTTAGATGATACTGATAGAATACATGAGTATTGTATGTCACATCTTCTTCTTGTAGAGGAACTAACAGGTAATTATGTTGTAGGTGGTCATCCAGCTGCACAAACAAGAGGTAGTGGTTTTGATGACAAAATGGCATTTAAATTCAAATTAGATTTTTTAATAACTACACCTAAAGGAACTTCTACATATTGGTTAGACCCATTTCTATTTAACAATCCATTCTTTCATGCATGGCAAGGAGTAATAGATACTGATTCATTTAATCAACTAACAACTAATAATATGTGTATCTTTTATCCAAAGGCAGATAAAAGTTTTATTATACCAAAAGGTACACCAATAGTACAACTCGTACCTTTTGTTAGATATCCTTGGAAACATAAGATTGAGTATCGTACAAAAGAAGAACTTTTAGAAAGAATGAATGACCCAATTGTAGATTTAATGGAAAAACGAGGAAGGGGTGGAATAAAAGAATTTGACCACTTTTATAGGAAAAAACTTGCAGCTAAAAAGGAGTGGAACTAATGTTTATACCAATGTTTTCATGGAATGTATTTAGAACAAATCTCGTAGATGAGGGATACATTACTCATGAACAACTTAATGCAATGAAGAAAGAGTCTTACACCATGAGGAAAGAAAATCCAGTTGGTAGGAATCGTTCTAATAATGCATCTGGTTGGCAGTCCGATGATGGTGTAAATGAAAGACCTATATTCCAATCTTTATTAAATGGTGTTGAGAGTGTTTTCAACAATGAAGTTTTTCCATATTACATGGGTGAATATAAAAATGATTATGAAGTAGAACATGGTAACTACTGGGTAAATATTAATTACAATACTTCATACAATAATCCCCATACACATCCTGGCTGTTGGTACAGTGGTGCATTCTATGTACAAATACCAGAAGAAACTAAAAATGATGGGTGGGTACAATTCCAGAGTGGACAAGCACATCACATGTCAGACTTTACCCACATGTCTAGAAGAGATGCAGACAATTTTGGATTTATACCACAGGAAGGTGATTTATTATTATTTCCTTCTGCAATGATACATTATGTAGAACCACATAGTAGTGACTTTGAAAGAATATCTATTGCATTTAATAATAGTTTTAAAAGTAAACAAACTGGTGAAATAAACAAAGATTTGGGTGGACGACCAAGTTTCAATGATGTTATAGAGTTTAGTGTTTTACCAGATGGAAATCTTGAATTCCCTAAATAACCTTATATAACCAACCTTTCTAGGCATTTTAGGAGAATCATGGAATTGGAATCAATACATCTACTTTGGAATTTAGTACTTACTGGTATAGTAGCCCCATTCGTGTGGTTCATAATGCAATTACATAATGAGACAAAACGATTAGAAATATTATTAAATCGTACACGAGAAGAAATGAATCGTGACTTTGTTTCTAAAGAAGACCTAAAAAGAGATATGGAAAGAATGATGGACTCTTTAGATAACATCAATAAAAAAATAGACGATTTTTTACTTTCAAATCAAAAATAACATAAATAGTATTAGAGAAAATAAATTTCTAATAGGATTATGTTATGGCAGCTCCAAACAGCAAAGCAACACTTAAAGAATATGCACTAAGACAACTGGGTAAACCAGTGTTAGATATCAATGTAGATGATGACCAGATTGATGATATCATCGATGATGCATTACAATATTTTGCAGAGTACCACTATGATGGTACTATTCGTACATTTTTAAAACATAAAATTAATAGTAACGACCTTGCAAACCAAAAAGCAGATGCAAGTATAGGTCAATCAACTACTGGTTCACATATATCAACTAATATGACCTTTAAAGAAGGACAAGGATATGTTGTTCTTCCAGAATCAGTATTATCAGTATTAAGAATATTTCCATTTGTAGATAAGTCTGGACTTAATATGTTTGACTTAAGATATCAATTAAGACTAAATGACCTTTACGATATCTCTTCTACATCTATTATACAATATGAAATGGTACAAAACCATATTCAATTACTGGACGAAATTCTAATCGGACAAGTTCCAATTAGATTTAACAAAGCACAAAACAGATTATACTTAGATATGGATTGGTCAAATGCAGTTACAGCTGGTGAATATATTTTGATAGATTGTTATAGAAAAATAGACCCAACACAATTTACAGACATATACAACGATGTTTGGTTAAAAAAATATGTCACTGCATTAATAAAAAAACAATGGGGTCAAAACTTATCTAAATTCGAAGGAGTTCAGTTGCCTGGCGGAGTTACTCTACAGGGTAGACAAATCTTAGAGGATGCAAACACAGAAATTGAAAAGCTAGAAGAACAAAGTAATTTATTACAAACCGAATCTGCTCTAATGATGGGTTAATATTATGCCTACAAATGTATATTTTAATCATGCAGTTCAATCAGAACAAAATTTGCATGAAGACTTGGTAGTAGAATCTCTTAGATTCTATGGACACGAGTGTTTTTACTTACCACGAACAATCGTAGATGAGGATGAACTCTTTGGTGAAGATACAGCATCTAAGTATGGTGATGCATATCAAGTAGAAATGTATATAGAAAATACCGAAGGATTTGATGGTGAGGGAGACTTACTATCTAAGTTTGGTGTAGAGGTACGAGACCAAGCAACTTTTGTTTTATCAAGGAGAACATGGGATAGATTTGTATCATTAGATGGTAATCTTGCAGTAACAACAAGACCCAACGAAGGTGATTTAATATACTTCCCTCTCGGAAACCAAGTATTTGAAATAAGATTTGTAGAACATGAGAACCCATTCTACCAGTTGGGTAAACTTAATGTATTCAAACTACAATGTGAAACATTCGAATACTCACATGAAGAGATAGATGTCGGTATTGGAGAACTAGATAACATCGAAGACCAATTCTCATATCAAGTATCAATGACACTTGGTGCTGGTTCTGGAGACTTTGTAGTAGGTGAAACTGTAACACAAACAGTTGCAACTGGTAAAACTGTATCTGGTAATGTAGTAGATTACTCATCTCAAGGTGCAACTTCTAAAACACTTAAAGTTAATAATATTACATTTAGTGATACAGATGTACCGACTGGTAGTACTATGTTTGTATTATCTGCACAAGCAGGTGCTGGTAATATTGTAGGTGCAACTTCTAATGCTACCAGAGTAATTACAACTGCACCAGACCAATATGCAATGCCTAATGACCCACTTGCAGATAATAAAGACTTTGAAACAGCAGGTTCTAACATCATAGACTTTAGTGAAAGCAACCCATTTGGAAACCTATAAATATAATTATGGCAATATGGTATTTGAATATGTTACAAGAAAATGAAAAAAGAATGAAAGATTTTGACCAAAAGTATCACGATTATTGGCAAAGTAATCGAAGAGCAGAAGTATATAAAAGTGTTCAAGGACATTGGGGTGTTCGATTCTTCGAAGACAAGATGTGGGTAACAGATGAAATATATAAAGGACATAATGAAGTATATGCAGAATCAGCTGCAGAGAATTATGTATTAGGAATCAAAAATGTTAGGTAAAGCACATTTCTATCATGAAGCAATCAAAAGAGCAGTATCAGTATTTGGTACTATGTTCAATGAGATTGATATTCAAAGAGATGTTGATGGGTCAGCAACTCAGAATGTAAGAGTTCCTTTATCTTATGGCCCTAAACAAAAGTTTATTGCAAGATTAGATTCTGCCGCAGACCTTATGGACAATACAAAGTCAAGGGTTGCAATGACTTTACCAAGAATTGCATTTGATATTACAGGATTAACATACGATGCAGAAAGAAAACTTGGTAAATTAAAACAATACAAACTGCATGATAGTAGTGACAATACAGTTTTAAGAACACAGTTTGCACCAGTTCCTTATAATATAAACTTTGGTTTATATGTTTTATCAAAAAATACCGAAGATGCATTACAGATTGTAGAACAAATTCTACCATTCTTTACACCAGACTTTACAGTTACAATGACTACAGTGCCAGGCACTAATGAGAAAAGGGATGTACCTATTATATTATCAGATGTATCTTATACAGACGAATACGAAGGAGACTTCCAATCTCGTAGAGTTATTACATGGAATTTAAATTTTGAAATGAAAACATACCTATATGGTTCTATATCATCTTCTGAAATTATTAGAGATGTTCGTGCAAGAACCTATATATCAGACGATGGTCAAGTAGACTCGACTGCTGGGAGACAAAGTGAGATTAAACAAGTACCTAATCCAACTGGTGCAAGTCCAGAAACAAGTCCACTAAATATAACTGAAACAATAAACTTTTTTGATGGGAATAACTCAGAC